CCAGAATGATAACACTAGGTCGTATGGCAGAGAAGTATGGAATGTTACCAAGTGAAGTTGAACAACGTGCTACTACCTATGACCTAATGATATCCGATGTACTTGCTACATACGAAAACTTTCAACAGCAAAAAGCTAATGGTAAAGTTGACCCAACAGTATATCAATTTACTGATGATGAACTTAAAGCAATGATGGAGAAAGCACGTGGCAACAAATAATATATCTAATCGTTTGAATAAAGTACTAGGGGTACTAAATGATACTACTATCACGCAAGAAGCATATAAGAAGTTTGTTGATGTAACACCAGTAAGAACGGGCAATGCTAAACGCAAAACTCGTAAAACTGGTAATAGCATTGACGCAAACTATCCATATGCTACTGTGTTAGATAAAGGTCGTCATATGACACCAAAAGGTATGCGTGGTAGTGACCAAGCCCCAGAAGGTATGACTAAACCTACAGTAGATCACATTAGAGCTTATGTTAAGCAAAAATTAGGTATAATATTAAAGTGAGGACCAGTAAATGGCAACAATAGACAAATATGTTATTCAATTAGACGTACAAGGTCAACAAGCAGTTGATCGGCTAAAGAATAGTATTGGTGGATTAGGATCAGCAATTGCGGGTATAGGATTTGCTTCTTTTATAGCCGGTGCTTTTAAGGCAGCAGATGCGATCGGTGATGTTGCTGATGCGACAGGTATCGCTGTTGGGCAAGTTGGTGCATTAGCAAATAGTCTTAAGTTAGCCGGCGGCGATGCCAAAGATGTTGGTAAATTGCTTACTACATTTTATGGTAACTTAGAACAAGCAGCCAGTGGTAGTGAAAAAGCACAAGACGCATTAGGTAAAGTTGGCATTAAGTTAGGTGACTTAACTAAATTAAGTGAAGGTCAACTATTAAACAATGCATTAGCATCACTAGCACAAATGGAAGCAGGCGCGGCTCGTACAGCAGCCGGCGTAGATATATTTGGTAAAGCATTTAGAAATATTGATCCTACAAAATTACAAGCAATATTAGATACCCAAGATGTTACTAAATTTCAACAAGAATATGAAAAAGCTGGACAAGTTATGGATAACTTGGAAGCTAATTTTGCTACATTACAAAAAGCAGTTATAGGTGTATTCACTCCGATTATTGGTGAGACAGATAATTTTAAGCTATCATTAGAGCAAGCAGAAACAGTAGTTAAAACATTAGGTGCATTATTTGCTACAATGTTCGCAGCCAAAACAGTTGGAGCCATAATTGCAATTGTATCAGCAGTTAAAGTATTAACTAATGCATTAAAAGGTACAGTCATTGTTCAAACAGCACTTACCGCATTAAGTGGTCCAAGAGGATGGGCAATTATTGCTGGTGGTGCTATAGCAGCCGCAGCCGCAGTATATGGATTAAACAAAGCATTAGAAGGCACTAATGATGAATTGAAAGATGCAACTGGTGGAACAACTGGTGCGCCCGCGCCCGCAGCCGCAACCAAACCAGCATTTGCCAAAGCTTCACAATACTCTAAAGAAGAATTACAAGCACGTAAACAAGCGTTAACAGTAGCACAACAAACTACGCAACAGCAAATAGCACAGAACAAGGCTGCTCAAGAATATCAACGTATTATTAATACTACGATTGGTATGGATCAAGACCAAGCAGACATTATTAAGTTAAACGCACAACTAGAACAAGATGCCGCTAGCAAAATATTAGATTTAACAAAACAAATTGATATTGAAAGATCCAAAGGTCGTGGAACTAATCAAGGTGTTATTGTTGAACTACAAAAACAAAAACAAGAAGTTTTAGATAATCTTGTTGCTACTAAACAACTTAAAATGGAAGAGCTTGCTAAATTGCAGGTTATTAAAGACCAAGTTAATAACAGTAAAATGTTATTGGAACTGATTAACGGTGCTAATTCAGCAACTCAAAAGGCACGTGCAATTGAAATTCAACAGGGAGTAGTTGTTGGTAAAATGACTGAAGAACAAGCCCAACGAAAAATTGATTTATTAAATGAAGAATTTACTAATACAAATAAGTTGAATCAATTACGAACACAATTGGATAATGCAATTGCAGGCTCACAAGAAGCTAAAAATATTAGAGAATTGATTAATCTTGAAAAAGAACGTTATACTAATGAAATTGCAAATATCAAAGCAAAGCAAACATTACAAGACCAATTGCGTCAAAGTGAAATAGCAGGTGCTAAGTCGGCAATAGAAGCTATTACACGTAGTATGGATCCATATCAAGTTGCATTAGCATCAGTTAATAGCGTTTGGAGTAATATGGGCACAGCTATTGATAAGTTTGTTGATGGTAGCACAATGAAGTTCAGTGATTTGGCTAAGAGTATTATTAGAGATTTAATTAAAATTCAACTTAAAGCACAAGCTACCAAACTGTTTAGTGCGGCAGGTAGTTTCTTTACAAGTTTGCTTGGGTTTGCTGAAGGTGGTACTCCACCATTAAATAAGCCAAGTATCGTAGGTGAAAAAGGTCCTGAGTTGTTTGTACCAAAAAGTGCAGGAACAATTATACCAAATAATAAATTAGCGAGTGTTGGCTCTGGATCGGGTAGTGTTGCTGATGCCGCACAAGGCAACACATACATTACAAATAACATTAGCGCAATTGATGCCAAATCAGTCGCACAGTTGTTTGCTGAAAATCGCAAAACATTATTTGGGTCAGTACAAATGGCACAAAAAGAATTGAGTTATGGTAGATAAGGAATAAAAGATGTCAGGTTTACAATCAATATTAAATTACTGTAATGGTCTACAAATAGATAGACGCAAAGTAGTTGGCATACAGTATACACGAAATGAAATACCTCGTGTAAGTCAAACACCAACAAGGAATCCATGGAAGTTTACATTAGATATGCCAAACCGCTATCGCTACAATGAAGCACGTGCATTAATGGAAAAACTTGATACACTAGATAGAATTACACCACAAGTAATTACATTTAGTAATCTTCCTCAACTTAGTTGGATGTTTCGTTATCAAGGAAGTATGAGTGTAGCTAATCGTAATGCAATAACTGTTACTAGTTTTATTGGTGATCAACTTGTATTAGGTAACTTACCAGTAATAGCAAGTACACGTGTATTGTTTGAACCAAATGATTTGATACAGATTGGTAATAATTATTACCCATTTACAAGTACAACACAAATATTGCGTGGTACAGGAGCTACAGTTACAGTTACAACAAATAGACCAAACATCATTACAGCAAGCGTAGTTGGTAATGGTATAACAGTTGGTAATAGTTGTAATTTTACAATGTTTTGCCCTAATATGCCAACATATAAATTGATTCCAGGTGGATATCAATTAGCTAATGGAGTATTAGTTGGTAACGCATTGATTGAGTTTAGTGATAGTTTTCAATTGTTTGAGTTTGTGGGGACAGCATAATGGAAAACATCCCAGCAGTAGCTAATAATAAACCATTAGTAAACAACGCAGAATTTGTAAAGTTAACAATTTACAATGAGTATGGTAATCTTGCAAACAGCAATGTATACACATTTAGTTCAAGTTATCAATCTGAAACAATTGATGGACAAATATATACACCATTAGGTGGACTGTTAGCTGTTGGTATACAGCAACGTGACATTCGTGTAACAAGTGCAGATACTAGCATAAGTTTAAGTGGTATTGATGGTAACAATATGAGTATTGTACTAGGATCATTAATACGAGGTAGCAAGCTAGAAATTACACGTGGTTTTTATGATAACAACTATACTCTAACAAGCGATGCTAAACGATTTACCGGCATAGTAACAAACTACAACATTAGTGAAGAACGTCAAGACCAAGATGATAATTTTACAATTACACTTAACGCAAGTAGCTTTAAGAGTGTACTAGAAAATCGCATTGCAGGTAGAAAAACAAATAGTGAAAGTTGGAAAGAATATAATCCAACTGATACAAGTATGGATCGTGTTCCAAGCTTAAGCGACAGAGCGTTTGACTTTGGACAGAAACCAGTTGCAAGTGCTACTACATCTAGTCAAGCACAGACAGAAGGTAGTCAATTCTCACAAGATACAAATACAAACATTACAGATGCAAGTCCTTAACAAATGACAATAAGATTAGCAAATAAATATGACATTTTACAATTAATGGAAATGTTGCGTCACTATAGAGATAGTGGCACAATTAAAGGATTAAGTGTAGATAACGAAGAAACGGCATTAAAAATACTTACAGCAATTGTTGTTGGATTGGGTGTTGCATTTGTCAGTGAAAAAGATAAAAAACTAACTGGTATGCTGTTAGCAATTAAAAGCCCATTTATGTGGGACGCAAACAAACTTATAATGAGTGAGATAGCATATTGGGTAGAACCAGAACATCGTGGATCAACAGCAGGATATAGATTACTTGCTAAGTATGTTGAGTATTGTGATAAATTAAAAGACGATGGTATCATTGTAAATTATACAATGAGCCAAATGGCAGGACAAACCTTAGATTATAGTAGATTTGGGTTGAAGCCTGTAGAAACAACTTGGAGTATTTGAGATGCCAGTATTTACAGCAGCCGCGGCGGCAATAGGCACATTCTTTGCAGGACTTACAGTAAGTAGTGTTGCGGCATTTGCCGTACGTACTATAGTTACCATCGGCATTAGTAAATTAGTTGCCAACAGAGCAAATAAATCAGGAGCAGGCGCACAAGACGCAGGTGGAAGAGTACAAGTTCCACCTGCAACAAACAATAAACTTAATTTAAGTTATGGTAGTGCGTTTTTAGGAGGTACAATTACAGATGCTAAAATCACAACTGACCAAAAGACAATGTATTATGTTTTTAGTATATGTGAAGCAACTACCGGAACAGTCAGTTACAATAAGATATTGTTTAATGGTAAAGAAGTTACGTTAGGTGCAGGAGATTATAGTGCAAATAATAAAGTTGTAAGTTTAACTAACAACGCAACACCTCCACAGGTTGATACTACAATAGATGGTAAGGCATACATATACCTTTTTAGTAATGGTTCTAGTAGTGGTATCAATACTGGTGGCACAAGTGCTATTACTATATTACAAGATGCAAATATTCCTGTAGCAGATCGTTGGACTAGCACTGATGTAATGACTAATACTAGTTTTATCATTGTTAAACTAATATACAACGCAGACGTACAAGATGCTAAACAGATGCCACGCATAAGCATACAAACAAATAACACATTAACTAAACCCGGCGAAGTGTTACTTGACTATATGACTGATACGGTATATGGTTGTGCAATTGACGTAGCAAACATTGATACCGCAAGTTTAACTGCATTAGACGTATACAGTGATGAAACTATTGAGTATGTGCCAGTTGGTGGACCACCCAATGTTACACAGCCAAGATATCGTATTGACGGTCCAGTTAATGTTGGTGACAATTGTTTAAGCAATCTACAGCAATTAGTTGATGCTTGCGATAGTTGGTTACAATACAGCGAATTGACTGGTAAATGGACTATTGTAATGAATAAACCATATAGTGGAGTGTTAGGTGATTTATATAGTGTAGACAGTTCAGTATTGATAGGTGGTATTGATATCAACCCAATTGACTTAAATCAAACATACAATAGTTTAGAAGTACAATACCCAAATGCAAACATTAATGACCAAACTGATTACAAAACTGTTGATTTAACAACAGTTGGAACAGCATGGTATGATCCAAGTTTGCTATCGCCAAACGAACCAGATAATAAACTAACGATACAATATAATCAAATCAATAACTATGTTCGTGCAGTATATTTGGGTGTACGTAGATTGTTACAAAGCAGAGAAGATTTAACAATAGTTTGTAGTTTAGACTATAGTGGCATACAAGTTGTAGCAGGTGATGTAGTTCGTGTTACATTAGCAGAATATGGTTGGACAGATAAGTTATTCCGTGTTAGTCAAGTACAAGAAACTAAAACAAGTGATGGTTTCTTAGGTGCAAGAATTACAGCGTTTGAATACAATGGTTCAATATATGCTGATAACGCATTAGATGATTTTATACCAGAAGCAAATACTGGGTTAAGTGATCCTAATATCTTTAGTGCTCCCGGAACACCTACTGTAGCAACGAATCCATTAAGTAACGGAAATGTTAAATCATTTGCAGTAACAAGTACAACTTCATCAACTGGATCTGTATTGTACATGGACTTTAATTATGGAACAACTTCAACTGTTTCTACTCATAAGCTATATAAAACTGTAAGTCAAGCAGATGGTAGTCCATATACAGCAAGTACAAGTCTTACCATAGATGTAGCTGATTTACCTCCAGCAACTTATTATTGGAGCGTTACAGCACGTAATGAACAAGCTGGTCGTAGTAGTTTAAGTAGTGCTCCTTTTGTTTGGGCTGGGCCCGGAGTAACAACATATGATCCTGGTACAGCTACCGGAGGTATAACTGGTAATAATATTCAAGCAAACACTATTACTAATAGTAATATGGTATTAGCAACTCTTTTAGGTAGTGCTATAGCAGCCAACACTATTGGATATAATAATCTTGCGACTAGTGCCGGTGCAACTAAATCATTAGGTTTTGCCGAATTTCAAATACAGGCATCTACTCCGACACCAATTGACTATACCACCGGAACTTATAATTATCCGGGTTATTTAGATGGTACTACTGTTTCATCTACTAAATATTTTCCGTTTTTTCAAGGAACAGCATCCACAGCAGATGGCTATAATGCTAATAGTACAGGAATGTTTACGCCAGTTGCAGCTGGAAACTGGCAAATTTATAACGGACAAGATAATTGGTGGATATTTTTATCTGCCACTTTTTCTGATACAGTTAATGCGGCCACGGAATACCTAAAATATATTATGAATGTTACATTAGTATCTGATACTAATACTACTGTACAAATAGTATCATTTATAAATTTTGTTGGATCTCCTACAGTATTACGTACTGATACTCTTGGTATGACTACAGTTGAATTAAAGGCTAATTTGCCACAAGCAGTAACTTTAGTAGGCAGTAGTGGAGCTACATCTGGTGCAGTTTACAATGCTTCTGGTTATGTTATGAGAAATATAGTTAGTGGAACTAGAGTTTATGCCGTAGCCGGAGAGCTTGAGCTTGGTAAATCAAAATTATAAAAAAACAATAAATACTAATAAGGAAACAACAAAATGAGTTTATTACTAAACGGAGCAAAAACAGTAACGATAGCTGGTACAGAAATGTCGTGTATAGAGATTTACACTGGCGAGAGTTATACATTGCCCTTTACTTTTACAGATAGTGGTGGTAACGCTATTAACTGTACTGGTTGGACATTGAGTACGGCAGCTAAGTTTTATACAGCAGATAACATCACTTATAGTAGTGTTGTAACAGATGAGATTAATATTGGTAACTTATCATTATTAAGTCCTCAACCAAGTACCGGTGGTGGAACATATAGTGCTAATTTAACAGCGGCATTTACTACCGCGGCCACTGGTATAGGTTACATTTATATTCCAGCTAATTTAACTGGTAATACAGGTAGTCCAAATGCTACTCCAACAATAACATTAGCAAATAATGCAGCCAATAGTACATTAGTAGTTGTTACATTGGGTGTAAGTCGTACTGATGCATTAAGCAGCCTAGTAAATTTTAATCGTGAACCAATAGGAATGATAGTAAGGTTTCAATAATGAGTGAAATAACACAAAACTTTGTAGTAGAACCTAATAATATTAATATTACGGTTGATACTAACAATATAAATTTTACGCCAAACACTACTCAGTTGAGTATTTTTACTAGTGCTCCTGCTACTGTGGGAGGAAGTAATACACAATTACAATATAATAATAACAATCAATTTGGTGGAATACCAAATGTTACTTGGAATGGATCTAATCTTAGTTTAGGTAATGTTGCTAACATTAAAATAACTGGTGGTACAAATGGTTTTGTATTAGAAACTGATGGTACTGGTAACTTAAGTTGGACGGCACAAACTGGCAACGGTGGCGGAGGCAACGGAACTCCTGGCGGTGCTAATACACAAATTCAGTATAATGATAGTGGTAGTTTTGGTGGCAATGTAGGATTTACATTTGATGAAATTACCGGTAATGTAAATTTACCTAATAATTTAATAGTTGTCGGCAATATATCAGGGACTTTTATAGGTAATATAGCTAATGCAGTAAATGCTAACTTTGCTAACTTTGCCGGAGTAGTAACAACAAACGCACAGCCAAATATTACAGGTGTAGGTACGTTATCTAGTTTGAATGTAACTAATAATATAACATCAACTAGTGGTATATATAATGGTAATGGTAGTGGTTTATATGCTATTGCTGGAGCAAATGTTACCGGTATAGTGACAAATGCAACTTATGCAAATTATGCAAACTATGGTGGTAATTTAATAATTAATACTGGTAATTTTGCATTAGGCTTAAATGCAGGTAATGTTGCTCAAGCAAATTATGCAATAGCGTTAGGATTTAATGCAGGTAATACACCCCAAGGTAATGGTTCAATCGCTATTGGTGCTAATACAGGATTTACTAATCAGGGAGGTTTTTGTGTCGCAATTGGTAAAGATGCTGGTGAAGTAAATCAAGGTACTCAATCTATAGCTATTGGTTTATTATCTGGTACTAACGCACAGGGAAATTATACTGTTGCTATTGGTACTAATAGTGGAGCAAATCTACAGGGAGCTAATGCAGTTGCTATAGGTGTTCAAGCAGGATCTAATACACAAGGTGCTAATTCAGTAGCAGTTGGCTATAATGCTGGTAATTATTTACAGAAAGCTAATGCAGTTGCAATTGGATATAAGGCGGCCCAAGGTGATCAAGCAGGGACTCAATTTCAAGGCAATGGAGCTATTTCAATTGGAGCGTTTTCATGTGAAGATAATGGACAGGGAGATTATGCTATTTCAATTGGATATCAAACTGGTAAAAATATTAGCCGATCATATAGTGTTGCTGTTGGAGCATTAATTCAACAAGTTGCAACTAATACAATTGCCTTAAATTCAACTGGTAGTAATATGAATGCTACTACAGCTAATGCATTTTTTGTTAAACCTATACGTGACGTAACTGGCAATGCTGCCTTTACCGTACAACTATATTATAATCCTACTACCGGTGAAATAGGTTACAAGTAAGCATAAATACATTATCACATACACGAAACACAGCGAGGTAGTTGTGTTTCGTTACAATGCGAGATAGCAAAGGAAATAATATGGCTAAGTTTAGTCAAAATACACTCAATCAAGTCGCGGGCTTTGACGCCCAAATATTAGCACAAAATCTCGTTTACGATCAAAAAGACTTTTGGAACCTAAGCTGGGCAACAGTAACAAGTTATGTTAGTGGCTGGCAATCAGGCACAACTCCAACAGACTTAACTGGTGCTACAATAGACGCACAAATCATTCGTAGAGCAATTACAAACTACCATGATAGTCGTACTGGATTAGATTTCCAAATACACGATTATCCATTAGTTCCAGCTGTAGCAGCCATTACAGCAACAGAAGCAACAGACGACACATTAACCTGCACTGACACAGGACTATTGTTTGTTAACAAGCCCATTCAGTTTACTGGTGCAGTGTTTGGTGGCGTAGCTATCAATACAACATATTATGTAAAAACAATAATTACAGCAACTACATTTACAATTAGCGCAACTAGTGGTGGCGGTACTTTTGGCTTAATTACAGCAACTGGTACTATGGTTGCAAACACAATCAAACCAACAGCAATTAACTTACCAATTACTAATGTAGTAAATGCCGCCGGTACATTTACAATGACAATTGACGATGACACTTGGGGTATCATTATTGGTGACCCAGATTTAGATATCAACGCTACTGAGCCAGCATGTTTCACAGGACGAATAAAAATAAGTTTCCCTGCGTATGGCACACAACCCGCATATGATGAGTATATTTTCTTGTTGTTCTTAGTGAACAGTGATGGAGTAATTAACAATGGCTAATCAAGTAACAGTATCAAATGACCATTCAATTAATGTAACAATTGAACCACCAGCAAATGTACAGGTTGAAATTAGTCGTGCAGTTATTGGTACTGTGGCTAATGTTCCTAGTGCAAACTTTGCAAACTTTGCTGGAAATGTAACTGCCAGCAATCAACCTAACATTACAACTATAGGTACGTTAAGCAATCTAAATGTTACTAATACTATTACTACAAACAATATTGTTATAACAGGCAATTTACAAGTTGGTAATTTAGTTGCTAACTCAGCAAACTTTGCTAATTTTGCTAACGTTGCTTTTAACGTAACTGGTAGTAATGTAACCGGTGCTGTTGCTAATGCAACATTTGCTAACAGTGCTAACACTAGTAATAGTGCTACCATTGCCGCAAGTGCAAACAGTGTTTCTGTTGCTAATGTAAGTGGCATAGGCAATATTGCTACAATTAATTTAGATGGTAATCTAAGTAATATTTTATATGGCAATGGTATATTTGCCGCTGTTCCTAACGTATCAAACGTAGCTAATGCTAATTACGCAAACTTTGCTGGAGAAGCATTTAGCGTTAGCGCAAGTAACATTGTTGGAACCGTTAATTTAGCAAACTTTGCAACAACTGCTAATGCAGTAGCCGGAGCTAATGTTTCTGGTGCTGTAGCAAATGCAACATATGCTGATACATCGGGTAGTGCTACTACAGCAGGTACAGTAACTACAAATGCACAGCCAAACATAACTAGTGTTGGTACACTAACTGGATTAGTTGTCAGTGGTAACATAACACCTAATGCTAACATAACATATGATTTAGGTAACAATACAAATCGTTTTAAGGATTTATATCTAGCTGGCAATTCAATTATTTTAGGTGCTCAAACAATTAGTGCTAATGCTACTGGTATAACTGTTAGTGGTAACTTAAGTGGTGATGCTAGTGGATTGTCAAACATTGTTGGTGCAAATGTAACTGGACAAGTGGGTAATGCATTAGTTGCAAGCACAGTTTATACTAATGCACAGCCCAATATTACTAGTGTAGGTACTCTAACAAGTGCTAACGTTTCGGGTGATGCTCTTGTTGCTGGTAACTTAACTGTCGGTGGTAACATCAGTTATGTTAACGTTAACAATTTAGTTGTACAAGATCCTGTTATTGAGTTAGGTGGAGGACCAAATGGTGCACCATTAACAACAAATGATGGTAAAGATCGTGGTACATTATTACACTATTACACTACAGCTCCGATAGATGCGTTTATGGGTTGGGACAATGGCAATGGTGAGTTTGCTTTTGGATCTAATGTAACAAACAATACGGATGTAATGACATTCAATACATTAGGTAATGTCCGTGCTCAAACATATATTGGCAACTTAACTGGAATAGCAAGTAGTGCTACAGTAGCGAACTCTGCAAATGCAGTTGCGGGTGCTAATGTTTCTGGTGCAGTTAGTTTTGCTACAACCGCAAACAGCGTTGCAGTAGCTAATGTAAGTGGAATTGGAAACATAGCTACAGTTAATTTAGATGGTAATGTTAGTAATTTATTAACTGGTAGTGGCACATTTGTAGCTATTCCTACAGTTAGTAGTAATGCTAACTATGCTAATTTTGCTGGTCAAGTAGTTGATAATACACAAAGTAATATTACCGCAGTTGGTAACTTACCATACTTACAAGTATCTGACAGTGCTAACGCTGATGGAGTTATTCAACAGTTTGCTTCTAACGCTTTTGCTGTTGTAAGTAATTTTAGTAATTTGGCAACTTATAAATTAACAACACAATATCATCCTAATAATAGTCTAAGTTATCCTGCTGAAAGAACTATTAGAAGTCGTGGTAATGCCACTACTCCAACAACAGCAGTTACTAATGATAGAATATATCAAAAATCCGGATTAGTTTATAATGGCACAACTAATGTAGCGGCTGTAAATGAAGTAATGACAGCGGTTGGCACAGTTAATGCTAATGCTAATGCGGTTTGGACCGGTGGACAGTATACTTTATCTACTGGCAATCCAAGTGGTGATGTAGCTAATAGTAGTGCAGGCAGTCCTATAAATGTTTTAACATTTACTAACAGCGGGACATTGAGTATTACACCAGGCACAGCACCTAATACAAGTTTAGGTCAATCTACTTCATCAATAGTTGTTACTAATTATGGATCATCTACTGCCAATCTTGTTCAAGTTGGTGGATTAAACTTTAATAGAGCAAGAGGTAATAGAGACAGCCAAACTAATGTGGCAGCAGGCGATCAAGTTGGTCGTAGTGTGTTTATTGCTTATAGCAATGGAGCATATCAAAGTAGCAATATAGCACAATATAGAGTAAATGTTGAAAGCACATATGTTGCTAATGATGTTATTGTTCCAATGAGCCATAATTTTGTAACTGTTGCTAATGTAGCCAATGTTGCTACATTTTTAACAACAAGTTTTAATAGTAATGGATTAGCAAATTTTCCAGGTAATATAGTAACTACTGGTACAGCAAACTTAGGCGCATTAAATGTTGCTAATGTAAGTAATTTAGGTAACGTTGGTAATGTAATAATTACAGGTGGCACAGCAAACTATGTACTAAGTACAAATGGTTCTGGTAACTTAGATTGGGTAGCACAATCAGGTGGAGGTGGCACACCAGGTGGTAGTAACACAGAATTACAATTTAATAACAATGGCACGTTTGGTGGTATAAGTACAGTTACATGGAATGGTAGTAACATATCATTGGGTGCTGTAGGTAATGTCAAAGTTACCGGTGGTGTTAACAATGAAGTAATGAGAACAGATGGTACTGGTAACTTAAGTTTTAGTAGCATTGCACAAAACTTATTAGTTGGTACAAGAGCAGGACCTTACACAGTTCCAATAACAAATTACACGTTCCAAGTCACTACAAGAACTAGTGGCAATGTAACTGTGTACGTCAATTAAGGATTAACAATGGCAAATCTTTTCCCATTAATATTAAACACAACAAGTTCAACAATACAAGAATTACCAGCAGGTGATAATTTAGATTTGTCTGGAAGTAACATTAGTAATGTTGCTAACATAACATCAGCCGCTAATGTAACAGCAAGTTTCTTTATTGGAAATGGTAGCAGTTTGACTGGCGTATCTGTAAGTCCTGCAGGTAGTAATACAGAAATACAATTTAACAATGCGGGAGCGTTTGGTAGTAATTCTACTTTTACAATTAATACAGCAACTGGCGTATTGGCTGCTCCTAACTTTAGTGGTAATGGCGCAAGTTTAAGTAGCATCACAGGAGCTAACGTAACTGGTCAAGTGGGTAATGCATTAGTTTCTGGTACAGTATATACAGCGGCACAACCAAACATTACAAGTGTTGGTACATTAACTACATTAACTGTTAGTGGTAACTTAGTTCCAACTAATATTATATTGGATTCGTTTAATGAAACATTACCTGCAAGTGCTAACACAAGCACAAGCATAAGTCCTGATGTATCACTTGGCACTATATTTAGATATACCGCTAATAGTAATTTTACATTTAATGGATTAACTAACGCAGTAGCAGGAAGTAGTGCTACTGTAATTATTACACAAGATGCTACTGGTTCACGACTGTTAACAAGTACAATGAAGTATGCTGGCGCAAGTAAAACACTAAGCACAGCCGCGGCATCAATAGATATTATCGGTGTGTTTTATGATGGTACTACATATTATGCTTCACTAACAAAAGGCTACGCATAATGTTTGTAGCTAGACAACAGTTTAATTTTCAGCCCGCCGGTGGTGGCTTTGGTAACAATGCATTCTTTCCGGGCAATGCAGGTCAATTTATAAGTAAAGCAGGTACAACTAACTTAGTTACATGGAAAGCAACTACTGGTTACACAGTAGAGTATTGGGGCTATTGGACAAGTTTTAGTAATAGTATTCAAGGTGGTCCTGGCAATCAAGACGGTTCTGGAACTAACTACAATAGTTTTGGACCGTATACTGGTGGTATACTAGAATTTTATTATTGGGGTAGTGGTACTCAGTTTTTTACTACAGCGTCTGGAGCAGTACCGCTAAATGCTTGGACAAATATTGCGGCAGTGTTTACTACTGTTGGTTCAAGCACAACTGCAAGTTTGTATGTTAATGGTGTAAGACAACAAATTCGTTGGAATAATACCGGATCATATGCTGATACACAGACTGTAACTAACGGTGTAGTTAGTGCAGGTACAGTATATGGTATGGGTAAGTATGGTGGTAACATTGTTAATGGATTTTATAATAATTTACGTGTAAGTAACATCAATAGATATTCAGGTGCAAGTTATGCATTAGCAACAGCAGATTTTGTAAGCGATGCTAGTACTCAACTATTAGTAGTACCAACAGGAGCCGCTGGAACTACTATCCCATATCAAAGCACTGCAGGTAATGGCAATATGACTAACGCAAGTAATCTTGTTACAAACACAGTAACACGTGCTAACCACACATAAGGAACAAATTATGGAATACATTATATTAAACAAAACCCCAATGATAAACGGTGAGTCAACAAGTAATTTTATTAATATTTTAGATATTACAGGGAACACTTGTAATGTAACTATAAGTAATAGAGAAGCTACTATACATACAGTAACAATCACTAATGATGTTGAAACCAACATCAATGAATATTTTAACTCAATAAGCGACAAGGAATAAGAAATGGCAAATAGATTTCCACTCATCATAGATAGTGCTACTAATCGTATAGTAGAACTACCAGCAACAGACAATTTAGACTTAGCTGGAAGTAACATTAGTAGTGTTGCCAATATTACTGCGGGCAATAGCGTATCAGCAAACTTCTTTGTTGGATCATTATACGGAGTAGCAAACATTGCTGTTGTAGCAAATAGTGTAGCGGGTGCTAATGTATCTGGTACTGTCGCTAATGCAACATATGCTGATAGTTCTGGAAGTGCAACTACTGCAGGTACAGTAACAACAAATGCACAGCCCAATATTACTAGCGTTGGTACATTAACTACTGTAACAGTTAGTGGTGTATCTACATTAGGCGCAGTTGGTAACGTAAGAGTTACCGGTGGTACCAGTGGGCAAGTAATACAAACTGATGGTGCCGGTAATCTTTCATTCACAACTGTTAGTGGTTCTGGCATTAGTAATGGTACAAGTAATGTCAACATTGCTACATCTGGTGGCAACGTAACAATTGGTGTGAGTGGCACAGCAAACACAGCAGTATTTGCTTCTGCTTCAACAACAATTAATACGCCAATTA